GGGCGTTTTCGGCACCGTTTATTATCTGCTGTCTCACTCTCTCTACTTCTTCTATGAACCTCTGCTGAACTTGCTGTCCGTATTGTCTCAAATCTATCCCGTTTTCTCGTAAAAAGTCCAACGCTAATGTTATTGCCCTCTCTCGTATTCTTCCACGGACATATGCTATCAAAGCATTCGCCAGTATTCGTCCCACTCCCGCCATCATTCCTCCTTGCTGGATTATATCCACCTTTTCTCCTATTCCAGTAACACTATTTGTCAGTTTTCTAAACCAATCCATTCCTTCAAACAATTTCGCAGTATCTTGTTTCACAAACTCTCTGTTCTGCTGACTTCCCAACCCACTTCCATTCATCAAAAACATTACATAATTTTGACAATTGTTGGATTTGGATTGATAGGAAATAAAAGTCTTGAGACTTCCCGCTGATTTAATCCCTCCTTCAAACAACTGGTTCAGTGTTACAGACTTTCCATTCATATCCAAAGGCATCGTCTCCGTCTTATTCGTCAATCCACTCTTTCCTTTTCGCAGTCTTATAACAGCCTCCTTTTCTGTGGTAAAAGGACCTTTGGAAGTCTCCAGTATCAACCCCAAATGGAACAACTTGTCATACGGACTTTGTGCTAACTTTTTCTTAAACTGACCAAGGGACGCTATATTCAACGCAAAGTTCAACGCAGAAGATAGCGGTGTTCTAAATATCGTCGCACCAGTTATCACAGCATCTCCGTCCCTTTCCAATACACCTTTTACATCGGGAGGTAAATTGTCTCTCCCCTTTATCAATGCTGGTGCGAGTTTGATTGCGTCCAATAGTTTTCCTCCTCTTTCTCCTCTTTCTTCTTCTATTTTTTCAAATATTCTATTCCATAAATCTTTATTAGAAATGATTTTTTTAATTCTCTGTCTAACTTTCTCCCATTCTCCTACTACATTCTTCGGTTTCAACTCTTTTGGTTTCGTTATTTTTGTTACAAATCCGTGCTTTCTAACAGCTTGTCTTGAATAAGTTAAATGGGATATAAAAGGTGAAATAACCGAGTTGATAAAACTTTCTACTTTATCTAAATTCTCAATCAAACACTCTTTTCCACTTCCTTTGTTTAATACAAAATACTCTGGGGAAAACCCATCTGGAAAATATGTTCTTTCTGTTTCACTTTGTTTTAAATTATACTTTATAAGAACATTTCCAAGATATTGAAATAATTCTTCTCCGCTAACATTATCAAGACTACTCAACACTTTAAAGGCATATCCTACAAACTCCAAACCAAACTTTCTATGTCCCAATTCATACAATTCTCTACCATATTGTCCTCCTCCTAACTCGTCCAATTCATCATACAGAGGTTTTCCCCATTCTTTTATATGTTTTACTAAATCCTCCCCCAAAAATTTTTTTCGTTTTTGAGGTGGTGCTGGTGTGGATTTCGGTAATTCACTCTCGTCTGCTAATTCGTTGAATTCTTCCACCAATTTATCATAATCTGCTTCCAATTCTTCCACATTCGCCCCCTTCTTTTTCTTCCTTTCCATTGCCTTCTTGAATGCCTTTTGAATTTTCATTGCCGATTTATCTGCCTTTCTTTGATATTGACCAGAGACATCTTCCGCCTCCATTCCTTTTTGTTCTTTCGCTCTCGTAAGCGGTTTAGAAGATATGTATGTCGCTTTACATTGCGGGTCGCTTAAAGCACACCCATAACTTAAATTGTGTTCATTCGCAAACTTTTTGATATGCTGGACCCACCTATTCACCATTTCGTTATACTATATCAATATAAAATATTCTGGTAATATATATATGTCCAACCAATTTGAAATCAACAGACAAAAAGATAAACTGCTAAACTCCTACAAGAAACAACTTGCCTATATGGTAAGCGACGACGACTTCCAACTGATGCTCGGTCCCTCTGCGAACCACAAAATTATGAAATATAGCGAATTGGGTAACTACCAGTCTCTGGACCAACTCCTCCCAGAGAAAAAAGATTACCGTATCATTCTCACAGAGACTAAACCCAACTCGGGACATTGGTGCCTCCTCTCTAAATACCCTTCCAAAGATGGCGTCGTCTATGAATGGTTTGACCCTTACGGTATGCGAGTTGATGGCGAACTCTCCTTTATCTCCTCTGTGATGAAGCGTATTTTAGGAGAAGACAAACACATTCTCTCTAAACTTTTGGACGACGCTAAAAAGGGCGGGGCAAGAGATATCTACAACCGAAAAAAACTACAGACCCTCGCCGACAACATCTCCACTTGCGGTCGCTGGTCTATGTTACGAGCAAAGATGCTGGAAATGGGTTATAATTTAGACGACTTTTTGGACTTTATGGAAAAAGCAAAGGACACCTACAATGTTCCCTATGATGTTCTTGCCGTGGATTTCACCCCCAGTTTCACATAAAAAAATATATCCTTATAATATAAATGCCTAAAAAGGATACCCATTCTTCGGGAGGTGCTACTTTTTCTCAAATGGGACGAGCAAACAGAGTGAGAGATGCTATCAATCCCTTTGTTAAAAATGACCGCTTCCTCAAAAATCTCACCATTGACCTAAACAAAATCGCCCATTCTGCCGATATGTATTATCCAGATACTTTAGACAACATCAAAAAGTTTGGAAAGGATTACAACCAATACAGAAAGAAAGACGAAAATGGAATTGTCAAACACAATTTTTATGACAGTTCCGCTCAAGGTAAAATAGAAGACGCCTACAGAGAATTGCTCACTTTGAAAGGATTGCGTAAAACGGGAAAGGGAATGTCTGGAGGAAGCGCTACGGACACGCAGATTGGAGAGGCTCTCTATCTACGAGACAGAATTATCCCTCTCACCAATTTATCACAAAAAAGACGAGGCCTTTTCATATATATTTGTAATGCTGTTATCCACCGTTACGACAAGATAGACACCGAAGGACAACCCAACAAAGAAAAGATTGAACAAGTCTTTAAACAAATGAGAGGTCTTTTGGAAAAACATAGCAAAGGAGGCAGTCTTTCCAGCACCCCCTTCTACGAAGAATACGGAGGATTAAACTACTATCTCCCATAGATTTGTCAATATAATTTATCTCTATTATATTGAGAACATCGATGTCCCAAATGTCCCAAATCTTGTCGTGATTGGATAAACTCTCCTATACCCCCCCTCCTATAGACCAATTTATCTAAACACGACAAAATATGGGACATCTGGGACATCTTTGGATTGTGAATAATCTTATCTCTATTATATTTATAAAATTGAATTGGTTTAAAGGGATTTATTTATAGTTATAAAACATAGTATTTGTTGTTATATAAGAATGATGAATGTTGAAACCAGAGAACTTGCGGAGATTATGTTTGCGAAAAAGACAACGGAAAGAACAACCATCTGTGTTCCTCTTACGATTGATGATATAGATTGTGATTGTAGAATTGAAATCACCTCCAACGATTTCACTTTTTGGTTAGAAGCAAAAAACATACAAGACGAAGACGAAGACTACCTATGTTTGATGCGATTTTCCAATACCAGTATGTATGAAGAGGTTTTGACTATGGAAAGAATAGAAACCGATTTGATTTCTATGATTGAGATTTTGAAAAAAGCAAAGTTTGATATTATGACTGGCTGGTTCAGCACAGAAACGATTTACAAAGAAAAGATTGCTCTGCGTAACGCCTTTGGAGATTTACACCGAGAAAACAAGAAAAAAGAAAAGTGCTACGGTTGCCTTAATGACGCCATCACCAAGACCTCTTGCGGACACGTCATCTGCTTCGCTTGTTTTGACAAATCATTAGAACAAGTCGAGAGTTTCTTTCAATGCGGGATTTGTAGAAGGGTGATTGAAAGCAATTGTTTCCAAAGATTTTGAAAAAAAAAGGTAATTATATGTTTAATATTATATAGGTTTCACTACAATCTACAATCTACTTTTTTTGTTGTTTTTTTGCTGATTTTGTCCCAACCATTCCAGTTCTTTTGTAAAACTCTTCTCGCTCTTTTTGTTTGCGCTGATGCTCTCGGTTTGCCTCTCTTGCTTTGTCCTTCTCTTGCTTTTTGCGCTTGTCTTTGGTAACCTTTGTGTCCTCCATTAATTTTACCAGTTCCTCGTCTTCTCTGCGTCTTCTCTCCTCTTCCAATCTCCTCTTTTCTTCTGCTTCTCTCTGTCTGCGTCTTCTCTCTTCTTCCTCTTTTGCTTCTCTTGCCTCTGCCTCTTTTCTCTCCTTTCTTCTAATCTTATCTTTTTTTACTGCGGTTTCATAATAAACATTTACAATAGAAGTTACACCATCTGCTTCCTCTTTTGCTACATTACAACATTCAATGTATTGTTGCTCTTTCAAACCTAATTTTCCCAATTCTAAATGTCTTCTCATAATTTCCAACAATTCACACATCAAATCACAGTATTCTCGTAGGTTTTTATGAACATCGTTCAATTTCTCCCCTCCGTATAACAGCCCTTCATACAAATTAGTCAATACTTTTAACGCTTTCAAAGTAATGACCGCAACCTCATCTAAATAACCACCCGCTTTTTCTATTCTTTTCTTTACATACCCACAATTAACTTTCACTGCTTCCAGTTTTTCAAGAATGAACTTCTCCATCTCCATCTCCTCCTCTCTATCCAAAGATTTAATGAGATTTTCAAGAAATTGGAGATTAAAACTCATTTTAGTTTCGGTATTCAAATATTAATAATTCGGTATTCAGTTATTTATGCCTTTCTCCAAACCTTCCAAAATCCATTTCAATTTTTATAAAAAATAGCCAAAGTTTTGGTAATACCTATAATATACAATTAAAACAAAAAATTGATTTGGATTTTGGAAGTATCTTGGAATACATCAAATACCGTTATATATATTAAAACCGTTTAAAATGTCTTCCAAAATGAATATCGTTACCGCCGTCTATAATGTGTTTGAGAAGAAACTGGAAGAAGCAGAGAAGAAACTGGAAGAAGCAGAGAAGAAACTGGAAGAAGCAGAGAAGAAGATTGCCGAATTGGAAAAGGAAAAGGAAAGTCACTGCGTCTCTTGTTTGAAATGCGACAAGAAAATGTTTGACGAAGAGTTTTACTTTGAGCAAGCAGACGAAGACGATATTGGTTTCTATTTATGTATCCAGTGCTATCATAGTTTGTAGATAATATGCTATATAATATTTGTAACAGAATTAATTACTTTCTTTTTTTTGCCTTCTAAATATAATAGAGATAAGTTATATACAACAGTCCGTGTCCCAAATGTCCCAAATCTTGTCGTGTTTGGGTAAATCCTCCTATACCCCCCCTCCTA